CTGAAGTTGGACTGTTTGAAACTAAAATCAGTATAGATATTGGCAATAAGACAACTGATGAGCTTGAAAAAGACCTGCAAGGTTTAATGAACAAATACATGAGTTCGCTTAATGTCATCAACGCCTAGTCCTATTCCAGCTGAAGTTCTCAATCAGATGAGTGAAACGGATCGAATCCGTGCGCTTGAACTGTTAACTGAACTTGACCATCGCAATACGAGAGCCGCTGCTCAAAAAGACTTTATTAAATTTGTAGAAAGAATGTGGCCAGAGTTTATTCCAGGTCGACATCATGCAAAAATGGCAAGAGCGTTTGAACGTGTAGCACAAGGTAAATTAAAAAGACTTATTATCAATATGCCACCTAGGCATACCAAATCTGAGTTTGCCTCATACTTACTACCCGCATGGTTTTTAGGGTTGTACCCAAATAAACAAATCATGCAAATCTCCCACACTGCCGATATGGCTGAAGGGTTTGGGCGTAAAGTCAGAAACTTAGTTGACTCAGACAATTACCACACTATCTTTCCAGACACTCGCCTGCGTAGAGACTCTACCGCTGCGGCTAGATGGAATACAGATAAGAACGGTACTTATATTGCTATGGGTGTTGGCGGTGCTGTTGCCGGTAAAGGGGCTGACCTCTGTCTGGCAAAAGAATCCATAGTTGATAATGGACGACAACTACAGATTAAAGACATTCAGATAGGGGATGTAATAAAGACAAACACTGGATGGGAAAAGGTAACAAATAAATCATTGACGACCCACGATAGCTATGTTATATTAAATCACGATGTAAGAGCATCTAAAACCCACCCGTTTATGACAGACAGGGGTTGGGTAGAAGCAGGTAAGCTAAACATCGGAGATAAAATATTAACTATAACTATTTGGAGACAGATATGTACCCTTCTCAAGACCCTACTAGAAAAGCGTGGCAAGGAATGATGAACCGTTGCTACACAACAACTAATAAAGACTATCCAAAACTGGGAGGGGCAGGGATTAAAGTGCACCCCGCATGGCATGATTACAATATGTTTGCGAAAGATATGGGAGAAAAACCTGAGAATTGCAGACTTACAAGGCATTGCGATGGTTTAGATTTTACCCCCGATAATTGCTTTTGGAATCCAGTAACTAACTATGCTAAAACGAGAGAGTACACTATATGGAAAGGTATACGGCGCAGATGTGGGATAGTACCAACGTCACAAAACCATAAATTTAATAAGCTATATGCCGATAAAGCGATTTACATGTGTGAGGATTGGGTAGACGATTTCCCTGTATTTTTTGCATATGTAGGGAAAGCACCTGACCCAAGCTACTCTTTAGATAGAATAGACAACAATAAAGGGTATGAACCGGGTAATGTTAGATGGGCTACTCCGAAAGAGCAGGCTAATAATCGGTCAGATAATGTCTGGATAGAAATGCACGGGGAGCGTAAAACTTTACAGGAGTGGTGTGATTATTACTATGCCGATAGATCTACAGTGTCCTCAAGATGGGTAAATTTATTTAATGCTACCAAATCGAAAAATAACCCGTGCGCCCAATACGACATGCAAGGTAATCATATAGCTGACTATGTAGGGATTAAAGCTGCAGCTGAAGCGACAGGGATAAATCAAGGTACGATAGCTAAATGTCTAAGTGGCGGAAATGCCAGCGCAGGTGGATATAAATGGAAATACATAAAATAAAACGCTGGTTCACAGGTAGTTTTTTAGGGTACGTTACCGTTGACCACAAGGATGTAGTCAATGAACCACTAGAAATGGTAGATATAACTGTAGAGCCTAGCCATGAGTTTTTAGTTAAAAGCGAAACTAACTGGTTAAGGACACATAATTGTATCCTAGATGACCTAATAAGTGAACAAGAAGGAAAAAGTCAAAACCCTGAGCCACACAATGTTGTGTATGACTATTACATGACCGGACCTCGCCAACGACTTCAACCGGGGGGCTCAATAATTTTAGTTATGACTCGCTGGTCGGTCCGAGATTTAACAGGAAGACTTGTTGAAAACATGATTAGCTCCCCTGACGGTGACCAATGGGAGGTTATTGAGTTTCCGGCTATTCTCCCATCTGGTAAACCCTTATGGCCTGAATTTTGGCCACTTGCAGAGTTAGAAAAAACACGCCTATCTGTTGACGTACGTTTTTGGAATGCTCAGTATTTGCAAAATCCAACGTCTGAAGAAGGGGCGATAATTAAACGCGACTGGTGGAAACGCTGGGACAATGATAGACCTCCAGAAATGGACTACCTTTTAATGTCGTGGGATACCGCGTTTGAAAAACACAACCGAGCAGATTTTTCTGCGTTAACAGTATGGGGTGTGTTTGAAGCAGATAATGACGATGGTACACGTCAACCTAATATCATGTTACTTGATGCAGTGAAGAAGCGAGTGGAGTTTCCAGAGCTTAAAGAGTGGGTTAAACAAGCCTATGATGAGTGGGCACCAGATACAATGATAGTTGAAAAACGCGCATCGGGTATGTCATTGATTCAAGAGCTTAGACGGATGGGTATACCTGTTCATGAATTTACCCCTGCTCGCGGTAACGATAAGATTTCACGTCTTCATAGTATTGCGGATATTTTTTCGTCTGGCTTTGTCTGGGCACCCAATTATCGCTGGGCAGATGAGCTTGTTGATGATGTTGCCGCGTTCCCTTCGGGTATGCATGACGACTTGGTAGATACAGTAAGTCAGGCGCTAATCTTCTTTCGTAATGGTAACTTCGTGCGTACAATACTCGATGAGCCTGAAGAAGAAAAATTCTATCGACGAAAACGCGAGTATTATTGATTATCACTTACTACGAGACTATTAAATGAGTATAGATAAAAGTTTATATCAAGCACCTATGGGGCTTGATTCCCTACTTGGAGCAATGTCAGATGAACCGCCAGATATTGAGATTGAAATTGATGATCCTGATGCACTGCATATCGCTATGGGCGGACTTGAAATTGACTTCGATTCAAAAGCACCAGATGAAGACTTTGACGAGAATTTAGCTGAACTCTTAGATGATGGTGAGCTGTCGTCTATAGCGTCAGAGTTGTTATCAGATTTTGATGATGATGTGAGTGCACGCCGTGATTGGATAACCACTTATACTGACGGCTTAGAGCTTCTTGGTATGAAGATTGAAGAGCGCACTGAACCTTGGGATGGTGCGTGTGGTGTGCATCATCCACTACTCAGTGAAGCACTGGTTAAGTTTCAAGCTGAGACAATGATGGCGACTTTTCCATCAGCTGGTCCTGTAAAAACTACGATTATTGGTAAAGAAACACAAAGTAAAAAAGACTCAGCTGCTCGTGTACAAGATGACATGAACTATCAGTTGCTTGATAGAATGACTGAGTATAGACCTGAGCATGAGCGTATGCTTTGGGGTCTTGGGTTATCAGGTAATGCGTTTAAAAAAGTCTACTTTGACCCAAGACTTAATCGTCAAGTGTCTGTGTTTGTCCCCGCTGAAGACATGGTTGTACCTTATGGTGCGTCTAACTTAGAAACGGCTGAACGCGTAACCCATGTTATGCGTAAAACTGAAAATGAAATGCGTAGACTTCAAGTGGCAGGGTTTTATCGTGATATTGATTTAGGTGAGCCTGATGGGCAACTTGATGATGTTGAGAAAAAAATTGCTGAGAAAATGGGTTTTCGCGCAACATCAGATGATCGTTATAAAATTCTTGAAATGCACGTTGATTTGGACTTACCTGGATTTGAAGACACAGATGAGGACGGTGAAGAAACAGGTATTGCATTACCTTATGTAGTGACGATTGAAAAAGGTACTCAAGAAATATTATCTATTAGACGTAACTGGGAGCCTGATGATGAAACCTACACTAAGCGACAACATTTTGTTCATTATGGGTATGTCCCTGGCTTTGGCTTTTATTGCTTTGGCCTTATTCATCTTATTGGCGCATTTGCTAAGTCCGGTACTTCTCTTATTAGACAATTGGTTGATGCAGGCACGCTAAGTAATTTACCTGGTGGTTTTAAATCTCGCGGTATGCGGATTAAAGGTGATGATACACCTATTTCTCCTGGGGAGTGGCGCGACGTTGATGTACCTAGTGGTACGATTCGAGATAATTTAATTCCGCTACCTTATAAAGAGCCGTCACAAACTTTGATGGCGCTCTTAAATCAGATAGTAGAAGAAGGTAGACGTTTTGCTAACGCAGCGGATTTGCAAGTTTCTGATATGTCAGGTCAAGCACCTGTAGGGACGACACTGGCTATTTTAGAGCGCACGCTTAAGGTGATTACTGCCGTGCAAGCTCGTGTGCATTATTCGATGAAGCAAGAATTAGGTCTTCTTAAGAAGATTATTGCTGCTTACGCACCAGAGGATTATGAGTATGAGCCTGAAGAAGGAAGTCGAAAAGCCAAAAAGTCTGATTACGAGACCACAGAAGTTATCCCTGTATCTGACCCTAATGCATCTACGATGGCTCAGAAAATCGTACAGTACCAAGCGGTACTTCAACTTGCGCAAGGGGCACCTCAACTTTACAACTTGCCTGTTCTTCACCGCCAGATGCTTGACGCTTTGGGGATTAAGGATGCGCAAAAGTTGGTTCCATTAGAAGAAGATAAGTTCCCTGTTGACCCAGTGTCTGAGAACCAAAACATCCTTAGACTTAAACCCGTTAAAGCGTTCCTTAACCAAGACCATAATGCCCATATCGCTGTTCACATGGCGATGATGCAAGACCCTAAGATTATGGGTACGTTGCAAGGTAATCCGTTGCTTCCACAGATTCAAGCAACCGTAATGGCTCACGTAGCAGAGCATTTAGGGTTCCAATATAGAAAAGACGTTGAAGTGCAACTTGGTATGCAAATGCCTCCACAAGAGGATGATGACGGCGAGGATATGAAGCAAGACCCAGAAGTAGAAGCGGCTCTAGCTCCACTACTTGCGCAAGCGGCTACGCAACTACTTCAACAGAATCAAGCAGGCGCAGCGCAGCAAAGAGCCCAGCAACAAGCTCAAGACCCGCTTATTCAAATGCAGATGCAAGAGCTTCAGCTTAAAGCGCAAGAGCAACAACGCAAAGCGCAGAAAGACCAAACTGATGCACAACTGAAAATGCAACAACTACAGGTTGAGCGTGAACGCATAGCGTCTCAAGCGGCTATGGCTGATAAGAGCGCACAAATTGATGTTCTTAAAAACGCAGCGCAGTTAGGCGTTAAACAGTCGCTTGATAAAGGTAAACAAACTCATGACGAGAAGAAACTGCAAGTAGAAGCGCTTAAAAACGCGGCTGATATGACGATGAAGAAAGAAGACCAGCAGCGTAAAACGCAGGTTCAAGCTCTAAAAGATGCTGCTCAAATTACCGCTAAAAAGACTGAAACTGAGATGAGTTTGGCTCATCAGGCTTATCAAGGAATGCTTGAGCGTGAACGCGCACAGACAGAAAAAGCAGAAGACATGGCTCATCAAGCCTATCAGAATTCGCTTGAGCGAGAACATAAGCAACATCATAAAATACTCGATGTAGCGCATCAAGGTCATCAAGCTGAGATAAACAGAATACATCAGAAAGAGCAGGTTGAAAAACAACCTAAAGAACCGGCAAAGAAACCTAAGAAAGGTGAAGAATAATGGACGCGTTTGATGTAGTGCTTAAGCACATTGATGAAAAAGTTATGCAATTAAAGGATGCGGTTTGTTCTGAGCGCATTGACTCAATGGAAACGTATAAACAACTATGCGGTGAGATTCGTGGGTTACAAACAGCTCGCGGGTACGTCCTAGATATGAAGGACAAGTTAGAAGACTAGGTAACACGGC